CTTATAACCTACAACGTAGTACTGATCAGCAGCAACGTTAGCAGCATATGGGTCAATGTATACACGATACTTACCTTGGAGAACACCAGCGAAGGTGTTACCAGTGTCATCAACGTTAAGGTTAGCGTTGAGTGCAGGGGTGTAATCAAGTACACCGGCCATGGTTAGTGCGGAAGCAACGTCTGCAGAACAGATGATGGTGTTGCCCTTTCCTCTACGAGTTCTTTGTGCGATTGCGTTAGCATCACGCTCGATTTGGAAGAGTAGACCCTTGAACTTCTCAACGGACCAACGACCATTAGAGTCAACGTCAAGGTCGAATACACCAGCAGTAGCGGTGTTAACAGCAGCACCTTGCTCAGCAACCTTATAGATGGTTCTGATAACTTCTCTGTTGATTTCTGCGAGGATCTCAGTGGAGAGAATGTTAGCAAGTTCTGCTTCTGCATTTAGACCATGAATTGCCTTGAGGTCTTGAGCGAGTTCTAGTGAATACTCAGCCTTGAGGGCGCGTGACTTAGCAGTTACGGTTACCTTCTCGATGCTGAATGCCATCTGGTTGAAGGCATTAGCAGCAGCATCTCCAAGAGCTTCTGATTCACCAGTCGCCATACCCTGACCAACGTTGTATGGAGATGGGTTGGTTGTTGCGGTTCCAACTGGATTGAGAACGTTAGGATTGGTTCCATCCTGGTTGGTTGTACCGAAACCAACTAGACCATCGGAGAATCCGCTGGAAAGGTTGCGGCTGTTGTTCTGACCAGAGAAGGTGGTATCTACTTCATCGAAGAAGGTCTCAGTACCAGACTGGTTATCGTAGCGGGAACGCATTGCGAAGATGAGTCCAGTAGGACCACTCATTGGTTGAACGCCACAGATGTCATAAGCGATGAGGTTAGGCATCGAACGACGAATGAGGCTGATTAGAACTGGATCGAAACCAGCAACTGGACCACCAGCAGTAGCACCACCACTAAATCCACCGGTACCGGCAGAGTTAACTGGGGAAGCTTCGCCGAGGAACTCAGCAGACTCACGGAGTTCTCTCTCTTGGTTCTCGAGCATTTGTGCAGTTACTGCACGTCTGTGGGAATCTTTGATTTCTCCTAGACCGTCGAAGTCTAGAACTGGAGCCCACTTCTCCATTAACATTTGTGAATTAATTCCGTCCATTTGTTTTTAATACCTCTGTTAAAAGTGTTGTTGAACTGCGGTTTGAAAATCACTTTTTAGCAACGTTGGAAAGCGCACGCAAATAAGCGTCCATAGAAGGTGAATGAGTCACCTCTTGGAAATTCGCTTCTTCTGATAGATTTTCCGTCTCGTTTGCTGGAATACCAGCATTTCTTGGGAAATAAGACTCCCTAAGAGTTACCAGTTTCTGGTAATAGTCATCTTCACTCTCAAACTCAACACTTTCTACGAGGCTTGCAAGCTTATCCTTTTGGGAAAGAGCGAGACCCTCGGAAACCTGATTGAAAATGCTGTCAGCAGCAGATTCTGCAAGTTTCTTGTTAAGAGCAATATTTCTTTGAATTTGCTCGTTGAGTTTTGTCTCCATTTCATCAAGTTTTTCTACCATGCTCTCTAGAACATCATATTTCTCTTCAGGCATTGATACATAATGTGCTTCAAAAAGTCCCTTCATACCATTGATGAAGGACTCGGTGATCTCAGTTTTGAGACCACTTTCAACTGCGAGAGCATTTTCTTCTAACCATTCGGATGCAACATACTCTAGGTATGAATCAACACGCTCGGTTAGTTCTAGTTTAATTTCTTCAACCTCTTCTGCAAGAGCAGTAGCATAGTGCTCTTCCATTACTGATTGAATTTCTTTTGTTTTGGCGTGAAGGGCAGCTTCAAATACAAGCTTTGCCTTTTCTTTAAACTCTTCGGAGAGTTCTTCTTCGCCAGATAGGAGAGCATTTACATCCTCTTCAATGATAGAATCTACATCTTCTTCTACCACTTCTTCAGCACCCTCTTCAGATTCTTCTGTTGCTTCTGTTTCTTCTTCAGTCGCTTCAGTTTCTTCTTCTTCAACTAGATCCTCATCTTCTTCTACTTCTTCCTTCATTCCACCACCTTGACCTGGTGTTGAAACAGGAGTTGCAGAAGTTTGAGGAGCTTCAGCTGCAGCAGCTTTAGCATTGACAACATCTTTAACTTGCTTCAGGGTTGCACCTGGAGTTTTTAAAGTATTTGAGTTGTCATCTGGACGACTGTTTTCTGGGGTTGGACCGCCAAGATCTTCCCAAGCACCAGTTTGTCCAGGAGTTGCAACAGGGGTTGCACTCTTGTGTGGTGCTTCTGCTGCAGCTGCATTAGCGTTTACAGCAGTTTTGGATTGTGAAGTGCCGGTTTCCATTTCTTGTAAATTCTTACCACGGGACATTTGTACTCTCCGATTACCTTTGTATAATCTGTATTTATTTATAATTTATAGATTTGATAAAAACTCATTAAACAGATTTAACTTCTGTTCATCAAGTCTTCTTTGATCAACAAGAGTATTAATTCTCTTTTGAGTTTTTGAAACGAGTTGTTCACGAAGGATTCCACCTTCCCAAACCCACTCTTTTCCTTCCATGATTCCAGAAACAAAAGCATCTGGAGCAGAAGGATCAGCGACGATATCAGCTGCAGTAGCAAGCATAAAATCTTCACCAACTACTTTGTGACCTTCACTAGTTGTTTGGAGTGAACCAACACCACGAGAAGAAACGCCAAGCATTACACCTTCATCAAGAAGTGAGGATGCAATTTTTCCCATTGGAGTATTCAAAATTTGTGCTTTACCGATAAAATTATTTCCCTCTTGAGTGAGAGAAGTGATTTTATGTGAAACACGATCAAGGTTTACAGTAGGACCATCGGGGTGTCCGAGTTCTCCTAAAGCGCGACCTTTAGATACAAACTGTTCATTATAACGATCAACCTCACGAGAGAGAACAGTGATGGGATACATTCTCCCATTACGGTTTTTAATTTCTCCTTGGAGAAATACTCCTTCAATATAAAGTTTTTTATTATCACCTTTTCCTTCAGTGATAATTTTTACATTCGTTACTTCTTCGGTAATTAGTTTCATGGTTCTTAGTTGGTAAGTCCTACTTTGGCAGCTTTCACAGACGCAGAAGATGCAAAAATTACATCCGTTGCAGCTTTTTGAAGAAATTCAACATCACCTGTAGCCATTGTGAATGAATTGGTTGTTGCAGCTCCAACAGCAGTTGAAATACTTACCGTAGCTGCAGCACCAGAACCATTGTATAATCTTACGCAAGTTGCTTCACTAATACTGGAAGCAGCGCCTGCAGTTGTTGGCATTGCAACTTCTGTTGCAATTATTTTTGTTCTTTGCATCGTTATAATAAAGTCCTATAATAGTTATTTATTATTCTGCATCTTCCTCTGCAACTTCATCATCACTTTCTTCCACATTTTCTTCATTTCCGAAAACTGATGCAGCAACCGCAGGTCTAATAATATCAATATTTTCTGCTGATTTTTGCATTAAAATCTCTTTAATTCTGTCGCTGATATCTGATGGGGATTGGTCAGCAACAATCATGTCAATTAAATCATCCATTTGTTTTAATTCAATGTTTATTTAAGGTATTTATTAGATCCTACCACCCTTAGGCATAGTGGCTTTAGGAGCTTCTTCTGTTGGTTGCATCTCAACAGAAGCAGTTGAAGCTTCTGGTGAAACTGGAACTTCGCCCATAGATCCTTGATCAATAGGTGGTTGTTCCCCAACAGGAAGTCCAGTTGTAGGATCTACATCGGGTGGAATAATTCCTTTTTCTTTCTCTTTTACTATTTGTTCATCAATTTCTACAATTTCAGAATCAGTTTGTTTGAGAATAACTCTTCTGACATAATCTACAGAAAAATATTTCCCAACGTATGGTTCAGCAACTGCAAGAACATTGAGTCTGTTTTGAATCAATTCTGCTTCTTTTAGTTCTGCAAAGTGATTGTCATAAACATAATCGAATTGAATGTGATCGGAAAGAATTTTCCAGTCTTCTGGAGTTACAATATTTTTGAGGATAAGTTGAGTCTTTAACATATCCATGAATAGTTGAGAAAATCTCTTTCTCATTCTTCCGACGAACTTAGTAAATTTAATTTCGTCTCTTAAAATCTCTGAAGATCTGCCTAGGTTGAATCCACCTGTTCCACCCAAACGAGACTCTGGAACACCAAGAGCTCTATAAAGTTTCTTCTGGAAATATTCAATATCAGCAAGTTCTCCAAGGTTTTGCCCACCTGGAAGAGTAGAGATTTCAGTTCCTCTACCACCTTCACGGCGAGGGAGCCAGAAATCTTCTAGCATTGCCATCATTCTTTTATCATCACGAATTTCTCCAGTATTGGCGTCATAAACTAACTTATTGCGATAGCGAGTCATGACATCACGGAGATATTGTTCCGCTTTAATTTTTGGTAGATTGCCAACATCAATATAAAAGATACGACGTTCTGGAGCACGAGACAATCTGTATATAACAAGAGAGTCTTCAATCATTCTTAATTGATTGAGAGCTTTGATTGCTTTGTGTAGGTATGAAAGAACAACTTGTTTATTCCTATCTACAAGACCGGAATGTACATATGTGATTGAATCTTTAGAAATTCTTGCAGCGCCACCTACACCACTCTTAAAAGTACTTGTTCTTTGACCACCCCTAGTATTTGGATCATATTCATAAAATTCTTCCACTTCGGGAGTGCTCATACTAACGTTCCCTGATTTACCATCAGTAACCATAAAAGATGGATTCAAAACATGTTTTCCATCTCTTTTAATTTTTCTTACAAGTTTAATTTTTGTAGGATCAATATATCTTACTTCTTTAATTCCTTCTTGTGGTTTTTCTAAATCTATAACTTTATGATAATAAATTCTACCGTCTACGTACCAATTTCTTAGAATCTCATGACATCTTTTATCAAAATCTAAAATTTCTTTAATATAGATAAACTCATCTCTAATAATTTTTTTGAGTTTATCTGAAGCGGGTACATTCGATAAGTCTATTTGTACTGGAGAATCATTTTGATCAGATACTATTGCTTCATTTATAACGTCTTCTATAGCTCCATCCACCTCTGGATGTAAAGCCATTTCACGATATCTTTTAATTAAATCATATTCTGATTTATAAACTCCTTCAATGTCAACATATTGTCCATAAAATCCACTAGACACATAAAAGTCCGAAGAATCTTCTTGATTCTCCGGAACAGGAGAGACGATAGACTTTTTAGATCTATCGTCCTCCGAATCTTGGATTTTAAAACCAAATAATTTAGGCATTATTCAAGGGTGAACTAGTTTCTACTATTTATTAGAGTTCCGCAGTTGGGGTCTCAGTAGTAGATAATTGTGAAGCTCCACCATTATCGAGAGCATCCCACCACTGAACTTGTAAATCTACAGTAAATTCTTCGATTGTATCAGCAGAATCATAGGAAAGGTCAATCGCACTTACTGAAGTTGGGAATATTCCGTAGAACTTATAAGCCTTTAGAACAGGTAATGTCGTTCCAATTGTAATTGCAGGATCAGCAACGTTTCCAGTAGCATTTTGGATAGAAGCTCTTCCAAACTGCTTTACTATAGCATCTCTTTGATACTGTGCTGGATTAATTAAACCAGAGTTATCATCATGTTTGTTGATTGCATTCATCCACTTTTCAAATGTTGTTCTTAATTTAAAATCAACATCGTTAATTATTGTAATAGTCCACACATCAAAGGTTCTATCTCCAGCTATCTTTAAATTTCTTCCTCTAAAAGGAACTTCAATTACTCCAACATTTGAAGCTGGCAAGTTAGCTGCCTTGATCATAAATCTAGATAACTCTGAGATAGTAGTGTCATTACCAGTAGCGAATGTGGGAAAACCAAGTTCTACTTCAAATAGATTTGGTCTAGCACCACCACCAATTAGTTTTGATTTAAAATCTTCTAGAGTTCTTTGTTGAAAGGTTGATGTATTTGAAAATTGTGCAGCCATTGTTTTTACCTCGGTAGGGATTGATGTTTTATCTTAAAGAATTAAACGGTTCCGACAATCTCTTCGAAGCTAACTCCAGTTCTGTTAGCAACAAAAGTTAGACCAACAAAGTTAATTGATCGTGCTGGTTTTACAAAAATATCAGCCCTAAATTGATTTGAATCAATAATATCTGGAGTATTATTGGATTCATCACAAATAACTAAGAAGTCTGTTATACCTCTCTTTGCCCTTACATCACGGAGATATGGTTCAACAATATTCAAGAAGTTTGATCTTGTTACAGCATCATTGAATTCGAATAGTTGGGCTCTTGCAGCTCTTTCAATGGTCTCTTCGATGGTTAGGAATAGACGACGAACATTTATTCTATCAAAAGCTGATGAATAAGAAAGTCCTGTTTTATCACCAAAAAGAATAATTCCGGATCCAGGAGAGAAAATAACTGGATTAATTCTCTTAGGATAAAGAAGATCCCTTTGACCTTGACTTGGATTGTATGCAAGTTTAACCGCATTGTTGATAGTTCCTCTTGCAGCTCCTGCTGGGGAGAACCATGGATAATTATTAATAGATGTTCTTGCCATGAGTCCAGCAATATCTCCATTCAATGGGATATATCTAAACTGATTATTAAATCTATCGAACATGTATTTGAATCCAGAATCAAATACTGCATAAGAACTTGAAGATACTGAATCGTAGAAATTAATTATGTTCGATGTTTGGGTATCACTATTGGTTACATTTACAACACCACTTCTGTGTGGGGATATGGTTACTACACAATCTTTTCTTGATTCTGCAATGGAAATAAGTTTATTTGCTTTTGCTTGAGAATCAAAGATTGTTTCTCCACCACTTGGACCACCGAGAATAAAGTTTATATTATATTCTGCTGGGTTTGATAGTATATCATAAGAACTTAGGATATTTGCCAGACTCACAGAATATCCATTACCAGCTCCATAGTTGTGGCCATTTTGTAATGAATAAGTTTTTGCACCAGAAAGTCCAAAAGTAGTTGAATTTGCTTCCTGACCCCAAGCGATTGACCCTCCACTGGATAATACATAACCATCCAGGGATGTGAATGAAGGAGAAAGTAAAGCATCTACTTCGCCAGCGTAAATATATTCTGAATTATTTTGAATATATGTCTTATAGTAAATATTTTCACTTGGAGTAATTTTGGCGTCTGTAGCTTTTGACAGATTGGTAAATTTCTCTAGAATGTTACCAGATATTCCAGAAACGGATCCACTATCATCGACTACAACTACGTGTACCTCATCATTTTTTCCATTTCTTGAGTCGGTATACTGAGATGTTCCTGGTCTAGGAGCAATGTTTTTCCAAAATACAGTAGAATTAGTTAATCCTAAAGTCTGTTGATCATACCAATCGACTACTGAATTAAGATCACTATTAGGAAGTAACCCCTCACCTCTACTTAAAGTTCCATCTATAGAATTTCTGACATAGGTTACAACTAAAGTTGTAGCTGCAAGCGCAACAGGAGAAACTGTATCTACGATGATTTGACCAGTTGCTAGTCCAACCACTCTTGCTTTAAATGTACTATTCAGTGATTGAATTAAATCACCAACTTCAACATTATTTGATATTGAAGCGGTAGTTGCTACTACAGTAGATCCGATTCCGATTGTAGCTGCATTAGAAATTCTAAACTTCTCTAGGGAAGTAGCAGTTCCTACATTATTAAAGACTTGATAGTAAATACTTCCCTCACCTTCTGGTTGTTGAAATATTTTATTGAGTCCATTTGTTTGATATGAAACGGAAGTACTTAATCCGGTAGTTGAATCATGTCTACTTACAATTTTTACATCCACACTACCAACATTAACTTTTGTAATAATTCCCTTGATGTATCCATTGAAAGTTTCTACAGTTCCTGAAGAAGTTACATATGAAGTGCTGACTCCGCAAGTCATAGCATAACCTACAGCTAAACCAAAAGTACCAATAGAAACTCTTTGGTCTGCAGCACTATCAATTACACAAACTTTCAATCCATTAGCCCAAGATCCTGCTTCTTTAGAAGCAAAAAACCATCCGGTTGAACTTGTATAATTATTTTGATAATCTTCTTGTGATTTTATTTTTAGAGTTACGGCACTTCCACCAACACCTGCATGTGCGTTGATTAATTCATCATCATCTGATCTAATAACTCTTAATGTTCCTCCATAAGAGAGATATGAGGATGCAGTTAACCAATATTCATACTGACCATCAGTATTAGATGGTTTGCCGAATGTGTTTAAAAGATCCTGTTCGGTCTCTACTAGAACTGGTTGTCCAATAGGTCCTCTAAGAAATGGGCCGGCGATTGCTGCAACTTGATCATTTACTGCATCGATTCTGCCTACAGTAAGATCAACTTCTCTGACCTTTACGCCTGGTGATACTAAGTTTAGCGACATGTCTTTCCCTCTAAAGAAGTTTCAACTTGACTACAAATATTTATTATTTGCTAACTTTATATTGGGGAAACAGTACATGAACAAAAATTACCAGTCAGGATATTCCCATTTATCAAAAACTCTATTAGTCATTCTACTGGAGACTATTCTTTGAATAGTGCAATTTTTACACTCATATGAATATGCTGATGCTATGCCACCTCTACCTTTTCTCGTAAGATAAAAACCATCAATAAGATCTTTTACTTTTCCACACTTTCTACATTTTCTCTCAGTAAGAAATAAATGTTCTAATTCAAATTGATCATCAAAATCCATTATCTATAATCCCACATATATTGCATGTCTCCATATTCATCAACATGCCAACGATCGCCATCTTCATCAACAAAGCTTTCTCCACTATCTAACCCATCAGAAATGAATCCGAAAGGGGCCATATCTTGTTCAATTTGATTTTTTTGTTCTTCATAAATCCTTTTACGAACATCATTGTCCGTCATTTCTTTGAAGTATGGTTGCATGATTAACCATGCAAAAATAACTAGACACATTGCAAGATCATCATTACAACCATCTTCAGCCTCAAAAGAATTAGCTTTCTGAATGAAAGTTGTGAGTTCACTGATCACTTCATAGTCTTTAATGACTAATTTATCTTCTTCTATTAAAGTCTTAAGATTCATGCATCCAATCTTTTTGACATTTTTGGACATCTTCACGCCCATTTGAGATTTCTTACCAGAAAACCCTTGACCCACTAATTGACCAGCACGACCCCTCATCGTACACATAAGGACGTTATCATATTCCAAATCCATATGAAGAATCTGTCCAACTTGTTCACCAACGTCATTAACTTCAACTAAAACATATGCTTTATTGTAAGCGACTGCAAGATCTTTGATAATACTCGGAAATAACATTGGTTTAATCTGGTTATTTCTGTATTTTGCTACAAGTCTATATGGAAAACTTGTTGTATCACAAATTGTAAATGCTGAATAATCTTTCTCTACGCCCCTAGCAACATCAACCGTTAAAACATAATTATGATCCTTTTGAGGTTCTTCATAAATGTCAAGGCCTGCATTTCTTTTTATGGGATCATCGTAAACTAAAGATCTGAGTTTTGCTGCAGATATGAGAGTATCGACAGATCCTAAAAATTCGCACTCAAACTCAACTTTAAATTGTTGTTCTGACGTGTTTGCAATAGTTTGTGCTTTCCACTTATCGTCTCTTCCTGGAACTTCGGACCAATGAACATCTGTGGGAACGTATTCATTTTTACCGCGTTCGGCATCATGCCACATACGGTAAAAATGATTCATACCTTTTGGGGTAGAAACAATTAGGACTTTTGTGCTTTGTCCAGACGATATAGTAGGATAAACAGAGGCAAAGAATTCATCAGCAATGTGATTCGGGATGAAAGCGAATTCGTCCAAAAAGATGATATTATACGATCCGCCTCGGACAGCAGATGCAGAAGTAGATGCGGCGATAATTTTTGAGCCATTCTCCAGTTCTAGAGATCGTTTGTTCCATGATACGATACCTTGTTGCATCCATTTTGGCAGTTTTTCATATGCAAATTGTAATCTACTAAGTAGATCTTGTGCTGTGGATGCCTTGTTGGCTAGAATAGCTATGTTAACATTATCATTAAACACTGCATAATGTAACAAATATGAAACACAAGTTGTAGATTTACCTGTCTGACGAGGCATTCTACAAATGTTAAATCTATTTTCGTGAAAGTTTGTAATTAACTTCTCTTGGAATGGATACATCCTAAAAGGTATTTCACCATAGTCTAGTGAAACAATCTTGATATAATTTTTAGCAAAATACACAGGATCGTTCTTGCACTTTACAAACTCAAGAACTTGTTCCTGTGTAAATTCTACGGCTACATTAGCCTTTTTAAGGTTGGGATTACCAAGATATACCTGATCACTCATAAGACAAAATTACAATTTCGCTAAACTTGCTACGACTTCTTGTTGTTTGAGATATAGTTTAAAATAAGCTTTGGCAAATTCTATTGCTTCATCTCTATCTAACTTATCTATAACCCTCGATTGTTGTTCATAAATTAACATCTTATTAATATCTTCAAGTACTATTTCAGAGGGATTTACGTTCATTTCAATTACCTTGAATAACTACAATTGGTTTTGTTGGGTCGGTAGGACTTGGATACCACTGCATTATAACTGCGCCTGGATAAAACTTTTCAATTTCCTTTTTCACTTCATCTTTTGATGGCCTCTTCATACTTGAGAAGAAAAGTTGAAGATTTGTCATTGGTCTACCTCTCCATGAAAAAAGTATAGTATAAACATTACCACTAGATTGTATCCGTTGATAATCTTCGTTTGTCAATTGTCCTGGTTGAATAACAGAGTCTGCAAGAGGAAGAGAGGGGCCACTTAGTTTTCTAAGTGCGGCTTCTTTCTCTCCTTTGTTAGTAGTTCCAGTTGCAAGATTGCGAATTTTTGCTTGTCTTTGTGCCATTCGGAAGATGTTTCATTTTTTTGGCACTTTGGGCAATATCTTACTCCATTCATTTCTTCTGGAATAAATTCTTCTTTTTTGGTTTTATTGCCCCAGTTTGCAGCACCAACTTTACGACACTTAACTAACGCACCAGATGCATATGCAGAAGGCCAAACCTTATAACGAGATTTTACCTTTGAATAACATGCGTCCTTTTCTTCACCTAATTTTGCAGCCCTTCTTTTTGCTTTACTTCCTTTTCCTCTATCTCTGTTTTTACCTAAAGTGTCTGCCCAATAATCTTTATTCTTTCTATTCATTTCACCACCAACAGATCTTTCTTCTGGAGGGGCACTTCTTCCACCACGACTTCTCATAGAATCAAATCTTTTATCCAATTCCTCAGTGGCAACCATCTTAGCCTTACCCTTTCTATCTGGGTTTGGATCTTCCTGGTTCTTACGACGGAATGCTCTCTCCTCTTCTTTATCGGAGAGTTCTGCTTTCATTTTGCTGGAACCACACTTTGGTTTTGTGGTTTGTCCTGGTTGTTTTGCACAGGGTTTCCCTGCGTATTTACCACCCAGTTGAACCCAACCAGGGGTGCCATCAGAAGCGCGACTCTTAGTAAACCAGTCACGCAAAGAACTATCACCACTCTTGTTGGCTTCATCAATGGAATTCTCCTTCACACAATTAGGAACTATCTTCTTTCCTTTCTTTTTCATTCCGAGTTGTTTGTAACCATCCCAACATTTTTCGTTCACAGGCTCAGTAAAACTTTTGAATTTATAATCAGACCCTTTAACAATATCAATAATAGTTGCAAAAAGATTTCCGTCTGCATCTAGAATCTCTAGATGTTCATTCATTCTTTTTTTACGACCTTGGCAGTGAGCTTTCTGGGAAAATCCTTTTGGATTATCACAATCAATTGACTTTTTATATTTTTCCGACCAATCTTCCTTTACCTTCTCCATTTTTCTAAGTTTGGAGTAGTAATTTGGAATTTCGTCTAAATGTTGCAATGCAATATCCATTGCTTGATCATTATCTGTAGTATGTTCCTTTTCAACTTTCATCCCCATCTCAAGTTGTTTTTCGATAACTGATGGAGATACTTTATGCTTTTTTGCGATTTCTTCTATGGATTTGTGTCCTTTGAACCCTTCTTTAACATCAGATTTTCTTTCTGTATCATCTTCTCCATGAGTAAGATGATCAGCTACTGTATCAAGATACTCTGCAGCTTTAGTGATTTTGGATTGTACCCACGCTTCTAGATCTCCTTCACCTTTGAGTTTGGTCATCAATCTTGTAATTGCTGCCTGTGCAGTCTTAAGTTCTCCACGAGCCATTGAGAACTCAAAGTCTTCTCCAAGAGGTGCAATTGTTTGGAGGTCCGAGAGAATAGACCACTCTTTAAAGGTAAGTTTTTCCATATTACTTTTGATTAGATAAGTTTTTCTTTCCAAGTGAAATCACTTGATCTTTTGTCATACCAGTTGCTTTCATCTTTGCTGCACCACCACCAGCAGCAAAATCATCCATTGGTTTTTTGACTGGTGTAGACTGCTGTTGAGAAGGTCTGTTTATTTTGTTAGAAAAATCTTGTTGTGCCTTTGCTGCTTTTGCCTTTTGTCCCGCATAAAGAACATCACTCACACTACTTCCTTTTTTTAGTGCTGCTTGTCCACCACCTGCTTTAAGGGCTGCATATCCACCTCTGTCAGAAAATTGCTTTGATCCAATCTGATTTGAAGCATAGGCATTTCTTTGAGCACTTGTAGTGAAACGACTATTTGGATTCATTGCCATTTCACTAATAGAATAAGCCTCGGCACAAAAATTTCGGAATGTCTTCATTTCTTTACTTAGTGGTCTATCTATTATTTAGATGTATCTTGATTCATGGAACTCTTCAAGAACTTTTGAAGTTCTGCAGTAGAACCAAAGAATACTGCATTGTTAGTAACACTTGTCGGTGTTGCTCCTTTTTCTTCCTTATTAATATCTTTCATTTTCTTTTGAAGATCTAAAAGTTTATCTGTAACATCTCCAACATTCTTGATTAATTGTCCAGCAACTTCATATGCTCTAGGTGAATCTGATTCTTGGGCTAGTTCTAGAATTCCATTAATCGCTTCTTGACCCTTCTCGATAATTGAGTAAAGTTGACCC